GAAAAAGCTCCCGAAGCTTCCGTTCAACAGGGTTTTCATCTCGTGTCCTTCGGACAAGACGAAAACTTAGTTATTATCAGATGGTGTTTAGCTGGTGGAAGACGTGCAATATTCGCTTCATTTGGATTGGGTAAATCCATGATGCAGTTAGAAATTGCTAAGCAGTGTATTTCGAAAGAAAACAAGCCTTTCCTTATCGTTTGCCCACTGGGTGTTGTACAGGAATTTAAGAGAGATAATAAAAAGCTTGGCACAAAATACGAAATCGAATATATCACTGATACAAACGGAATCGAGAACTACGAAAATAAAATTTACATCACTAATTACGAGCGAGTAAGAAAAGGAGACATAGATCCTTCCAAGTTTTCAGGAGTTACATTCGATGAAGCAAGTATTTTGAGAAATCTACAGACTGAAACTACCAATTATGTTTTAAAATACTTCAAGAAAGTACCTTTCAGATTTGTAGCTACAGCAACACCTTCTCCAAATGATTTTATTGAAATTTTGAATTATGCGGATTACCTTGGAGTAGCTGACCGCGGACATCTTCTAACTAGATTTTTCAAGAGAGATCCAAAAAAGGCAGGCAACCTGCAGTTACTGGAAAATAAAAAAGATGAATTCTGGAAATGGGTATCTACATGGGCGGTATTTATCAATACACCTTCTGATTTAGGCTACGAAAATAAAGGCTACGATTTGCCGCCGATGAATGTTATTGAACATCGATTAGACTTAACTTCAGATGAGTTTTCACGTAATAAATTTGGGGATTTAGTTCTATTTAAAGACAATACAAAAAGCCTATTAGATACTGCTAAGGAAAAACGCGATAGTATTTCAGAACGTATTGAAAAAACACTTTCAATTTTAGAAGCAAATCCTGGTAAAAATTTCATCCTTTGGCACCATTTAGAAAGTGAAAGATATGAGCTTGAAAAAGCATTTAAAGAAAGAGGTTTAAATTTTAAAAGTGTTTATGGATCACAATCTAACGCAGAAAAAGAAGAGATACTTTTAGACTTTTCAGAAGGTAAATTTCAATACCTGATCACTAAACCCAGAATTGCAGGATCCGGATGCAACTTCCAAGAGTATTGTAATGATATGATTTTCGTGGGAATAGACTATAAATTCAATGATTTCATACAATCTATTCACAGAATTTACAGATTCGGACAAAAGTTACCAGTAAACATACATGTTATTTATACCAATAACGAAGATGAAGTATTTGCCACGCTTCTCAAAAAGTGGTCAAAGCATAAAGAACTACAAAGCGAGATGATTGCTTTAGTTCGCGAATATGGACTTAATTCTAATTTAATCAAAATGCAAATGGAACGACAAATTTTTAACCAAGGAGACAGAGTTGAAATTGGCAGCGCTACCCTTTACAACAATGACTGTGTAATAGCCTTGGATGATGTAAAGTCAAATTCAGTTGGCTTAATCATTACATCAATTCCTTTTGGAAACTTATATGAATATTCCGACAATTATAATGATTTTGGACATAACGATAGTAATGAGAAGTTCTTTGAACAAATGGACTTTCTTATCCCAAAATTATATGATAGATTGGAAGATGGAAGACTTTGCTGTATCCACGTTAAGGACCGTGTAAGATACTCTTATCAGAACGGAACCACATTCGAAACTACAGAATCTTTCACCTCAGATACTATTGATGCGTTTACAGGAAAATCGATCAAAAGAGAAATAGCATTTTATCAGAATGAAATTCAAAAGTTTCAGGAGTGCTTTAGAAATGCAAAAACAGATGCTAAAAAGACTTTTTACAAGTCCATAATATCAGAGTTTGAGTTTAAAATTTTGGATTTAGAAGAGAAGCTGTCAACACGTTTTCATTTGATTTCTACAGTTACTATTCTTACAGATGTTGTTGCTGAAAATGCACAAACATACCGCCTTGGATGGTCTGAAAACTGTAAAGATGCCACTTCACTGGGAAAAGGTACTAATGAATATGTTTTGATATTCCGTAAAATAACCAACACAGGAAATTCTTATTCTCCCAATAGAGTTATTAAAACAAAAGAAAATTACTCCCGTGGCAAATGGCAAATTGACGCTTCAGGTCTTTGGCTATCAGACGGTAATTGCCTGGTTACATTCGAAGAACTTGAAAAACTAAATAACTATGATAAAATCATGGCTATTTGGAAGCAATGGCAAGAGGAAGGCCTGTACAACTATGAAGCACATCAGAAGTTTCTGGAAATGATGGACCAAAAAGGAAAGCTGGAGAGTTCAAAATCTACTTTTCCAATCAAAAAAGAAACAGATACTGTATGGACTAATATAAACCGTTTGAGAACACTAAATGCTAATCAGGTTCAGAAAAAGAAAGAAAAGCACGTTTGTCCTCTTCAATTCGATATCGTAGAGAGATTGATTTTTGAATTTAGTAATGAAAACGATGTTGTATTAGATCCTTTCGGCGGATTAATGACAGTACCCTATTTAGCATTGAAAAACAACAGAAAAGCTATCGGAATAGAACTTAACTCTGATTACTACAAAGATGGTCTATTCTATGTCCGCTCAATGGTAGAAAAAATGAACATGCCAACCTTATTTGATCTTTTAGAAACTGAAACAGCATAACCATGAACAATAGATTTATAAAAATATCAGCTTTAGCAATTAGCCTTCTCTATGTGGATCTTTTCTGCGGGGCTGGCGGGACCAGTACCGGAGTAGAGCTTGCACAGGTACACGGAGAAAAGTGTGCAAAAGTTATTGCTTGTGTAAATCATGATCCTAATGCTATAGCTTCACATTCTGCAAACCATCCGGATTCTCTTCACTTTACTGAAGATATTCGCACATTAGAGCTTTCTCCACTGGTAGATTATGCTGCTAAGATGAGAAAAGAATACCCGTTTGCAAAGCTTATTTTATGGGCTTCTTTGGAGTGTACTAATTTCAGCAAAGCAAAAGGAGGACTTGCACGTGATGCAGATAGTAGAACACTGGCAGAACATCTTGACAGATATATTGAGGCTCTTAATCCAGATTCGGTTCAGATCGAGAATGTAGAGGAATTTATGAGCTGGGGAGATTTGAATGAGAAAGGTAAGCCTATAAGCCGTGATAAAGGACGTCTGTATATAAAATGGGTTGATCATGTAAGATCATACGGGTACAATTTTGACTGGAGATTATTAAATTCAGCAGATTTCGGAGCCTTTACTTCTCGGAAGAGATTTTTTGCACAATTCAACAAACCGGGATTACCAATTGTTTGGCCAGAACAAACACACGCAAAAGTTACGGGGAAAAGTGGAGGATTGTTTGAAAATCAATTTAAGCCGTGGAATGCTGTAAAAGATGTATTGGACTTAGAAGATGAAGGGGTATCTATTTTCGGAAGAAAAAAGGATCTGGTAGAGGCTACTTTGGACAGGATATATCACGGGTTAATAAAGTTTGTTGCTGGAGGTAAGGATCAATGGTTATTGAAATATAATTCTACAAGTAAAGACGGTAAACATAACCCGCCATCTATAGAAGATCCATGTCCAGTTGTTTCTACTCAAAACAGGTTAGGAGTTGCCACAGTTGATTTTATTACAAAATACTACTCTGGAAGACCTGCAGGAAAAAGTATTACGATTGAAGGGCCTGCTGGTACAATTACAACTGTTGGAAACCAAGCCTTAATACAGCCTAAGTTTTTAACAGCTTATTACGGGAACGGATTTGCTTCATCAATAGAAACACCTTCTCCAACTGTTACAACTGGTGATCGATTTAATATTATAAATCCAAAATTTATGTGTTCATACAATTATAAAGATGAACCTAAAGACCTAAATAATCCGTGCCCTACTGTATTAACGAAAGATCGTTTTGCCTTAGTCGGAACAGATTTTATAGATCAGCAATTTGGAAATAGTAAACCAACATCTGTAAATACTGTATTGGGAGCTTTAACAACTAATCCAAAGTATGCAAAAGTCCATACTGAATGGATAATGAACACTAATTTCAGAAACATAGGAAGTAGTATTCACGTACCGGCACCAACTATAACCGCTAACAGAAAATGGCATTATCTTATGGATGCTCAGTATTCCAGAGTTGGAAATAGTTTGGAACAGCCATGTTTTACACTAATTGCCCGGATGGATAAAACACCGCCTTACCTGGTTGATATTACTCAGGATTCGAATGATCTTCCTGATTTCATTAAAGTTATTGATAATGTAGTGGTATATGAGATATACGATAATGATTCTCCTATGATGAAAAAGATCAAAGAATTCATGGCTCACTATGGTCTGAAGGATATAAAAATGAGAATGCTAAAGATTCAGGAGCTTAAAGAAATTATGGGATTCCCTGAAGATTATACACTAATCGGAACACAGGCAGAGCAAAAGAAATATATCGGTAATGCAGTGGAGGTAACAATGGCAAAAGTTCTCTGTGAGGCAATAGCTTACAGACTTCATAACAACAGAATAGCAGCTTAAATATTACTAAAATGAACAAAATAATTATAACAAACTCTAACAAACAAAGACTGGCAAACAATGCCTACAATGAAATAGGTTTCATCGCTCAGGCCCTTATTCCAAAGATAGATACCCTGAAGGAAACCAATAAGCCCAAACATCAGCTAAAGAAAGCGGTAAACGATCTGCTTTCTGAACTGGAAAAAGTAACAAAGTAACATAGAGCAAATTTCGAACATTACGGAAAGATTGAAGCCAAAGACGGAAATCATGATGCTTTGGATATCTATTATGTTACTGCAAAGGCGTATGATGAATTATTAGATCTACCCGCCAATGATATTACTAGCCTTATGGCTTTGAACAGAAAGCTTAAAGCCGAAGGAGTTGACTATAAAGAAGTACTAATAGATTATATACCAGTAACTAAATAAGCCATGGCAATACAAAAGAGAAAATCGAAACACGAGGACCTAACCGACGGATCCGGAAACTTGACCAAGAAGCAGCAAAACCAGAAAGCTTTGGAAGTCCTGGCAAAAGCTAAAGAGGTAAATAAAAATAAGCCCGTACGATATTTGTCTGCATCAGACAGCGTATTCGGAAGAAGCTTAAAAAAATAAAATACAATTTTCGCTAAAATTTATATACAAAAAACCTTAAAAATTATATAGTAATGAAAATATTAGAAATTAAAGGGTGTACAGAGTGCCCATACTTTGAAAAAGGCCAAATAGAAATGAGAAAACAGAGTTTAGGAACTGCTGTAGGTTGGAAAAATAAATGTAAGCTTCTTGATAAAGAAATTTACTTTGAAGAAAAAGAGGAAACTGATCATTTGTTAAGAAATAATAATCATGAAGATTGTCCATTATGAAAAAATCAGATGACAAATTAAAACTGCAAGCCCTTGATTATGCAGAAAGACATAAGATAGTTAATTCTAAGTCAATTAAAGCCTTTGTTGATGGTTATAGAGCTAATGATAACGAAACCTCTTTTCAGGACATGTTGCAACATATAGTATTGAAATGGGATCACACAAAAGAGCATATTGAAACAGAGTATCAGGCTGATTTAGCTTATAGTGGGCAGGATATCGCAGAAAATAACCGTAACGAGCTTTACAATCAGAAGCATATTGCTTTAAAGTGCAAAGAAGCTTTAGAAATATTTAAAAAACTAAATAATGGAAAATAACTTACAAAATAAAGCGATGTTTTTTGCTGCTTATTTATTTCAAAGTGCAGTTACAGAAATGTCAAATCCAGAAACAATAACTCCTTATTTTCTACAATATGCAGACTTACCTATTTTCCAAGTAGAATTAAAATTTATTGATAATATTACAGATGAAGATGCTTTACATATTGCAACGTCAATGTATACAGCAATACCTGATTATCAAACTATATCTAATGGAAAATGTATGGTTTCTTGTCACGAAAATCAAATAGGACTAGGGCTATTACAATCTGACTACCTCCGTTCCAAAGGTTACGCATTGCCTTGGATGGGATTGAGTGTTGAAAAGCTGGTTGAATACGGCTGGGTTAAACTTAAATAAAAAAGCAATGAATAATAAAGTACAAAAAGCCCTGTCAATAAAGCAGCCATGGCAATACAAAAAAGAAAATCAAAGCACGAGAACCTAACCGACGGATCCGGAAACCTCACCAAGAAGCAGCAAAACCAGAAAGCTTTGGAAGTCCTGGCAAAAGCTAAAGAAATTAATAAAGGTAAACCAGTACGCTTTTTATCTGCATCAGACAGCGTATTCGGAAGAAGCTTAAAAAAATAAAATACAATTTTCGCTAAAATTTATATACAAAAAACCTTAAAAATTATATAGTAATGAAAATAGAAAAATTCAACTTTTACAAATTCCTTATTGATAATGGATATAGTAAAGAAGTAGTTAGAGAGATATCAGGAAAAACATTTGCAACAGTATACCAAAAGGAAGTTGCGGAAAAAACTTGGAATGCTCTAACTGTTAACCAGGATAAAACTTTCACCGCTTCATCCCACTCTAGAGCATTAGAATTTAAAAACAGAGAGCAACCGACATCTGAAGCTGAAGCTCTGGTAATAATAGAAACTATTGAGAAAGTAAATTTAACTGAATAAGTGACGTACTGTGTATCACTTTTTGTATATTTGTTAATATTAAATCCCTAAAATTTAATCAATTATGTTTAATGCATTTATTTCCGGTAACCTAACCAAAGATGCAACTTCACGCGAAGTTCAAACTGAAAAAGGTACCATATACGTAATACAATTCACAGTTGCTACAAACGAAAAATACGGAGAGAAAGAAAGATCAGCATTTTTCCCATGTACATACTGGTCAAAATCAGATAAAATAACGGAGCACCTTGTAAAAGGTGTTGCCGTTAATGCAGTCGCAAAATGGTACTCAAACAACGAACATGACGGAAGGTATTATCAGGATTTTGAAATATCAAAGGTAGAATTCCAAAGAGGTAAATCTGCATCAGCTCCTGAGCCTACTCCCCCACCATCTTACCAACAAACAAACCAAGCTCCTGAAAGGCAAAACACTGCTGCAGGTAGCAATACTGAAAATGTATTTGGTAACGAGGATGATGACGACCTTCCATTTTAATTAAATAACTATGACAATACATAAATACCAATTAAAATTAGAGAGTAAACAGCAGGTAGATATCCCCTATCCGGCTAAGATTATTAAAGCTGATGTTCAGAATGGAAATATATTTATCTGGGCTATGTGCAATCCTTCCTTTGAACCAGTGACCAAAATAATAGAGATGTTCGGAACCGGTGAAAAAATGGAAAATGCTGTGAGAAACCATATAGACACCATACAACTAAACAGCTTTGTTTGGCATGTATTCGAAAAATGTCATTAATCATTAAAAGCTTAAAAGAAACAACCATGTCAAAGGAAAATCTATCAATTGTATCGAGATCTGTATCAGCTGTTACTTCTGTTACCGTTAAAGAAATGAGATCTAAATCCCAGGAACAAAATAAGGTATTTGCAAGAATGATATTAGCCTATGTTTGCCAAGGTTTTTATAATGTACCTCAAAAGGATATCGCTTTATTTCTTTTATGTACTCAACCTGCCATTTCTCACTACATTAAAACAGCTCAGCAAGAAATTAACGCTAATAAAGAGTTTTCAATGTCTTACCAAAAGGTATTGCTAAAGCTGTCCACAAGTAAAAAGGCAAAGTCTACAGGTGTGAAAATACCAAAGATAGATCCTTATATTGGATTCCCGGAAACATGTGAAAAGAAGTTAGGTATTAAACCGGTTAAAGAGCTTCGTTTTCATCCTAAAAGAATGTGGCGTTTTGATTTTGCTTTTCCTGAAGAAAAAGTAGCAGTTGAAGTTGAAGGGGGTGTTTGGAGTAGCCAGCATGGAGGTAAATCTCGTCACTTTACAGGAACCGGAGCTATTGCAGATATGGAAAAATACAACAATGCAGCTGCATTAGGTTGGAGTATTATTCGGACAACACCAAATAAGCTTTTTTCGGAAGAAATACTAAGCTTTATAGATCAGACAATTAAGTTCAAAAAATTTATAACAAAGTGACATACTGTATATCATATTTTTATATATTTGTATAGTATTTGAGCCATAGTTGTCGACAGGGTAAGACATAAAACATCCCTGAAACGGAAAAGTAGCTCAGTAGGTAGAGCGGTAGACTGAAAATCTGCGTCGTCGATGGTTCGATTCCATCCTTTTCCACGACATGTTTTTACCGATTCTGGATTAAATTATGACAGCCCGGAAAGACGGGCAACTGGGGAGGTAGCTTAGCTGGTTAGAGCAAGGGTTGCAACATTAAAACAGTGCCTAAAGCGTAGGTTCGAATCCTACACTCTCCACAATACCTATAGATGGACAGAAAATGAGCGTGATTATCTTATGTGAGAAACCTTTCGGTGGTGCAGGTTGGGAACCGATGACATCTTGGAAATAATAGAGAAACTACAAGAAGGACGGTATTATCAGACACTAAACGGAGAAAGCGTTCTGACAGTTGGAAAGACAATAGTGAGTGGACGTCACTTTAAAAGAAACCGGTATTCAACGCCAATGATAAGTGATGACAGCTCGGAAAGACGAGCATTTTATGGCCAATTGCCAGAGGGGTCTAAGGGGATAGTATGCAAAACTGTTTATCGTAAGTTCGAATCTTACATTGGTCTCGGAGAATATAGTTAGCCTTCTAAAGAAGTATATCAAAAAGGCACACAAGGGAGTGGCGGAATTGGTAGACGCTATAAGTCGGATGGGATAGAGTTTTATTAGCTCAAGGTTTAGTGTTCTTAACAAAAAAACACTGGGAAAAACTCATACAGGTTCGAATCCTGTCTCCCTTACGAATGAGCACTCACTCTTCTTGGGAAATTGCTTTATACCGGGAACGGTTTTGTAACGCATTAATCCCTGGTACCGTAACTCGGCGGTTGGGTTAGACACAAGGATGTTGCTTATGGTCGTTACTTGTAAAATTTATTATCATAAACATCCTACGAGCGTGGACACTACGAGAGTGTGTCTCTTTCTAAATAAACATCCCTATGAATACATTTTTGACTATTGCCTTTTTTATTGGTTGGTTATTGTCATTAACCAGAAAACATTAAATGTAGAAATGGAAAAGAAAACTACTAAAAAGACTACTACAGCTAAACCAGCTGCTAAAACTACACCTAAAACAAGAAAGGCTACTCCGGCCAAGAAGACTTCACCACCTGATAAACCGGAAGAACTGCCACAGGAAAAACCTGTAGATAAACGAATTGGAAATCAATTCTGGAAGTTACGCTCAAAGCATGGGCGTGACACTTTATTTTCTACCCCAGAGAAACTGTGGGAAGCTGCTTGTGAATACTTTGAATGGGCAACTGATAATCCATTACCAGAAACAAGAGTATTTCAATACAAAGGAAAGGTTGTTACAGAAGTAGTTCCAATCATGCGAGCTATGACAATGGGACAGCTATGTTTCTATCTTAAATGTGATGAGTCGTACTTCAGATCATTCAAAAGAAATGAAAACAATAAAGATTTTTTCACGGTCATTTCCGACATTGAAAACATTGTATACACGCAGAAGTTCCAAGGAGCAGCAGGAAACCTTCTTAACGCCAACCTAATATCCAAAGAGCTTGGATTGATTGATAAAAAGGAGATTGACAACACTATGACTACTAAAATTGATAATGTAGAAGAGTTGCTATCAAAGATGTCTGAAGATCAACGAAACGCTTTGCTTTCACTTGCTGAGGAAGCAGATAATAACCATGAATAAAACCCCTATAAATATTGTCTTATTAGCTTATGCAGCACAGGCGGACGAGTGTAAAAAGAATTTCTTTTACTTCGTTAAGTTGTTCTGGAAGGAGATTATATCAGAGATACCAGTTTGGAATTGGCATATTGAGTACTTATGTAAGGAACTGCAGACTGTTTCACAAAATATATTCTCACGGCTTCCAAAGCTTCATGATCTGTTGATAAACATTCCACCTGGTACAACAAAGTCAACAATTGTTACTGTTATGTGGCCAGCTTGGTTATGGTGTGTAGATCCTAGTATTCGTGTTATATCAAACTCCTACTCTAGCGATATATCTACGGAGCACGCTATAAAATCAAGGGACATTATTCAGTCTGATAAGTATAAACAATTATTTCCAGAAGTAGAGATCCGGAAAGACAAGTCCGGGAAGCAAGCGTACGATACTACACGTAACGGTGCACGATATACTACATCTACCGGTGGAGCTATTACTGGTAAGCACGCCCACGTTATTATCAATGACGACCCGCAAAATCCAAAACAGGCAGAATCTGAAGCTCACAGGAAACAAGCAGAAGACCATACTAAGACTCTTTCATCTCGTAAAGTGAATAAAGCAGTTGCAGTTACGGTAACAGTAATGCAGAGATTGCATTCTAAAGACGTTTCTGGCTATCTTCTTTCTAAAAAAGGGGAAAGTATTAAGCATATCAAATTACCTGCTGAAATCACAGAGAAAACACGTCCTATTCCTTCCGAACTTGAAAGCAATTACAAAGATGGCCTTTTAGATCCTGTGCGTTTGTCCCGGAATGACATTAATGAAGCTAAGGTAGATCTTGGTACACGTGGATACAATGGCCAGTGGCTACAGAATCCAACGGCTGAAGAAGGTGATATCATTAAAAAAGAATGGTTCCGGATTATATCGAGAACAGAGTTTTATAATATCAAATCCAGATCACTTTCTCCTGTTACTAATCACTTCTTTTTAGATACTGCATTCACAGATGACACATCTAACGACCCTACAGGTATTTTGTCAACATGTAGGATTGATAATACACTATATATAACTCACAGGGTGAAAGTATTCAAAACATTTCCGGAATTAATAAAATATATCCCAGACTATACAGCTGCACAAGGCTATAACACATATAGTACAATTCGTATAGAGCCTAAAGCCAGTGGTAAATCAGTAGTACAACAGCTACAATCAGAAACACAACTGAATGTTACAGAAACTCCAACTCCTGTTGATAGTAAAGGTACTAGGCTTCATGCTGCATCTCCAAAGATAGAATGTGGCCGTGTAGTTCTTGTAGAGGATGTATGGAATGAAGAATTTATAGAGGAAGTATGCGGATTCCCTAATGCAGAACATGACGAAGATGTCGATTTAATTGGTTATGCAATCAATTACCATCTGGATGGTGTTGCTCCTGGAACTCCGGGACCTGCAAACATACTTTGGTAGATATAAAACTAATAATATGAAAATATCAGAATTTACACAAACAGAAGTTATAGAAGATCAGGTTAAGATTCTTCTGGTAGAAAGAGACGATAAGCCAAAGATTGAAGAGCTTAAAAAAGAATGGGACCCTAAAAAGCATAGGGTTATAGTTGATCAGGAATTCTTAAAGGATAAAGAATTAAAAAATGCTCAGGGCCAAAAAATAGGTACTAAGAAAGTAAACCGTATTGCAGGTCCATATCAGAAGATGATCGTAAAGCGTTCCGTTTCTTTTGGATTTGGTAATGATGTAGAGATAGAGCATAATGCTAAACCTAAATCCGATGAAGAGAAAGTCTTAAATATTGTAAAGAAAATATTAGAGGAAAATAAAATACATTCCTTCAATAGAAAACAGGCAACTGAAATGTACAGAGCTGCTGAAGCTGCTGCACTATGGTGGTATCAGAAAGTAGATACACCTCATACTGACTATAGTGATGAACCATGCAACTATGAGCTAAATGTGAAGTTGCTCACTCCATGGACCGGTGATAAACTTCTTCCACAATTTGATGTGTATGACAAAATGAAAGTGTTCTCTCGGTTGTATTCAGTAAATAGACCAGGTGGAAAGAAAGATGAGTATATGGATGTGTATACCTCAGATGAATTCAAGAGATTCAAAAAGGGTGACAGCGGATGGTTGGAAGATGTAGAAAAAATAGATGACGACTTCAAACCAATATGGCAGGAGAATATAATCAGTAAAATACCTGTTGCTTATGGATTCCAAGAGGATGCTGAATGGCGTGATGTTCAATACCATATAGAACGACTGGAACTTCTACTCTCCCGCCATGCAGAAATAAATGATTACCATGCAGCACCAAAAACATTCATTGAGGGTGAATTAAGTACAATGCCTGAAGCTGGAGAAGCTAATGGAGTATTGCAAGGTAAACCAGGCACAAAAGCCTACGTTCTTTCATGGACCGACTCTCCGGAATCTATAAAACTGGAGATCGAAACACACTTAGAGAACATTCACAAGTTTACACAGACTCCTGATATCTCATTCAAATCAGTTAAGGGATTAAGCCAGATTTCAGGGGTAATGCTGAAAATGCTATTCATGGACGCTCATTTGAAGGTAATGGAGAAGGAAGAGATCTGGGATGATTACTTTACCCGTAGCTTCAATATCATTAAAACCTTCGTGGGCAAACTACTATATCCAAACTTAGAGCAAGCTGCAAATAAGCTGAAAATGAAACCAAGGTTCAAGCCGTACATGATTGATGATACTAAAGCGTGGATTGAGACGCTTATGGCTGCAAACGGTAACCTTCCGGTATTATCTCAGCAAAAATCTGTTGAAATGTCCGGATTGACTAATGATCCTACGGCTGAATGGGTGATAATTCAGGCAGAAACTGAAGCTAACAAAGCACAAGACGTATTCCAATCAACTAATTTATAATACATAATCAATTACTAATATGGAAAATATAATACTTGAAAAAATTAAAGGCGATATCGCTTTAGAGTGTGGATATGAATCATTTAACCAGTTGTTAAAAGATCATTGTATGAATAATAGTTCAATAATAGCTGATGCACTTAATAATATAATAAAAGACATAGCTGTTAGATGTTTTAAATATTCATCAATGAATAACAAAACTATATTAAAAGATTATCCTTCATTGACAGGTGTTGTTGGTATGAAAGAAAGTGATATCAGTGCATTAAAATTAAATACAAGCTCAAGCCCGGTTGAATTAATTTTAAAAGTAGATACACAGTTAATTGAAGAATTTCTAAAAGGGCTTTCATTTGGTTTAAATCTGAAAAATAAGTAATGAAAACACTAATTCCATTATTTATACTTACCATATTAGTCAGCTGCTGTGAGCCTATTAAAGAAGGCTATTGTGTTGGTAAGAAGTTTATACCAGCACACAATGAAAGCCGTTCTCATTTAATCGGTAAAACTTGGTATAACACTACTGAACATGTCCCTGATGAATATATTGTCTACTTCGCTAATAAGGACCGTACAACATCTACAAAAGTTGATTCAATAGCCTATACCAGGTATACAGAAGGTAAACTATACAAACTAAAATAACCATGCCTAAAATACACGATGACGACTTTGACCGCCTGCACTTCAACCGAGTAGAAGCTAATGTTCGAAAGGTGAACAACCTTTATAATAGACTTATTGGTGATATTGTAAGGGCGGTTTCGTCTGGGCGTATTGATTCTACCCGTTTATTTCAGTTCACGGACTATCCGGATTTGAATAAAAAGTCTACAAAGCTATTCGAATCATTTGCAAAGAACATTTTTGCAGAGATACAGCACCAAATGACAGACAGCTGGAAGTTAGCAGAGAAAAAACAGTCTACACTGGTCAATAAAGTAGCCCGAAAACTGAGACTATCCAAGGAACAGGTATCAAAATATAACGCACCTAATTTAGAAGCTTTAAACGCCTTCCAAAATAGGAAATCAGATGGACTAAGGCTGTCTGATCGTGTATGGAACTATTCCAACCAATATAAAAAGGAAATAGAACTCGGATTAGACCTTGGTATTGGTGATGGTAAGTCTGGAGCAGCACTTGCAAGAGAACTTAAGCAGTATCTGAGAGAGCCTGACAGGTTATTCCGGAGGGTAAGAGATAAACATGGCCAGTTGGTCCTGTCAAAAGCTGCACAAGCATATCATCCGGGGCAAGGTGTGTACAGATCTTCTGTAAAGAATGCTCAAAGATTAACCAGAACAGAGAATAACAACGCTTACCATGAATCAAACTTTCTAAAGTATCAGCAATTTGATTTCGTTATTGGCATCCGAATTAAACTTTCTAATAATCCTAATCACTGTGACTTCTGTGAAACTATGGCCGGTGAATACCCTAAAGACTTTAAATTCTGGGGATGGCATCCACAATGCCGGTGTACCACTGTACCAATTCTGAAGACATGGGAACAGATGGAAAAGGATAATGAGCGTATTATTCAAGGTAAACGACCGTTGAAAAGTAAAGATGCTATTGCGGAACCGCCGTTGGAATTCCGCCAATGGATATCTAACAACCATGAGAAAATATCAGCTGCCAAAGTAAAACCGTATTTCATCCAGAATAATCCAAAGCTGATTGGTGACATTGCACAGAAACAGGCATTTGTATTTGATACTAAAGAGATCAAGAATTTAGGCTTTGCAGTATCAAACAGAATGGATCTCGATGATCTTCCAGGGATATATGATAAGTATATGAAAGGCTTTGATCTGAAGGAACTGGATTCCGAAATGTTAAGCATTATCGAAAACAATGGTATCAGGTTAGATGGTAGGTATATAGAATTTCAAAAAGATAATATTGAAGTAACCTACTACGGCGATAAGATTCAGATGATGCGGGTATTCAGTATTCAGGACAGCAAAAACGTTGTGGAACATGCATATTTGAAAATAGATCCTTCCCTTCAGGGAAAAGATATGACAAAAGAAATGTTCCGAGCATGGTATAAGCAATATGCTAATTCAGATCTGGATGAAATTCACGTTCACGCGAATATAGATGTCGGTGGTTATGCCTGGTCACGATATGGATTTGGTGCAAAAGCTCAAAAAGATATTATATATGTCATTAGAAAGGCTTCCTCTACCCTTTCCGGAGATGATTTAAAGATTTTCAGTAAATGGATAATAGAAAGTGAAAAGAATGCCTTTTTCGACATGAATAAGCTGTCATTTGAGCCATTCGCAAAGAAATTGCTACTCGGTACAGACTGGTATGGCTTTTTAAATCTGAAGGACCGGAAACAGTCTAAAATATTTAAAGACTACTTATTTGGGAAATGATGTTTTATACTTCAGATAATCTGCTTCAGTATATCCCCATCTTTCCAAAGTAGATACTATATCTTCTTTTGTGGTATTACCACGCATAGCAGCCCAAACAGCATGTTTTGTTTGGGTTTCTTTATCTACAGTGATTGTAGAGTGCATTTTGGTGTTTAGTTCTTCTTTCATTGTTTCAATTGTCTACTATTTTTATAAAAACAGGATCTCTAAATACATATTCTATCCCTTCAAACGTACGTACTAATGTAAAAAACTCTTCTCCTAAAGAATATCCATTACTTTCTAAAAAATAAAAAAGCAGCTCCGGAGTGGCTTCTGATCCTAATATATCTGAGGGAACAATAGATTTAAATAAATGACCAATTATTTCACCTCTAAATTCATCTGTATTAGGATCATACTCTTTAAAAATAAATGTACCTACATCAGTTTTGAATTGTGTTTTAAGAGTATTTTTCATTATAATAATACTATATTGTTTTCATTAACTACCGAATCATGAACTACGTATACCAAATCAAAATCTTTCACTGCTTCTGCATTTTCAGCAGCTTTCAATAAACTTGCTTTAGCACATTTATACGCATATTGTTGCATATTTACCCTATCACCTAAGTATGACAACGATCCAACACGTCCTTTAGCTACAATGGGAGAATCACCTGTAAAATCTCGAATAGTGTCTTCAAATGTTTCTTTAACTATGAATCCGTTCCATCTTAATTTATTTCGATTATACTCTGTAAAGCCTTCTTTCTTGACATCTTCATGGATTCTAATTAAATCTAAAACATTACAATCAAGAATTAGTGAAGCCTCTAAAAGTCTTCCGTTCATTTCAAAATCATTCATAGTAATTCCCTTTGAGTTAACATATAATACAAGCTTTGTAACTGGTGAACGTATTTAATATTATTAATACTATAGTCTTGTTGATTTATTAGTCTATTTCTTTTTAAAAATGTGCTATTGTATCCTTTGTAAATATTGATAGATAGGAAATCATTCTCATAGAAAATAGCTACATCTGATTCAAATTCTTTTTGGAATCCAAACTTCAACAGTCGTTCCTCAGTTAACGGAATCGGTGTGTAGTTTTGTAATCCGTATGCTAACGGGTTATTAAACATTGCGAAAAGTAACCTTTCATCTAATTTTACTTCAGTATCATTTAGATAATAGGAACTGCCTACTCTAAGGTCATTAGCGGTTAAGTTATCAGACATTCTCCTTTGGTTTACGTATTAATTTATCTTTTCTAATAACACAGAACTTTGTCCTGTATTCGTCTTCAAAATCCAGTTTCTGCTGGTATACTGTAGTGATCTTAACACCTAACACTTCAGGAGTAAAGAATGTGAAAACAGCTGAAAGACTGCCGAAATAATAGTCTTTTTTGCCGTTTACTTCATCAAAAAACCTAACGTGGTAAATAGTCCCGTAATTCATACAGTAAAGGTAATTATTTTGGTTCATATTGTTTAGTCATAATGCCATGCAAATATTGCGTCTCTCCAAGCTATAACAAGTATTATTGCACCTATCAGGAATATCATATAAAGTGCTAAATAGATCTTATCTTCTGTACTTAAATCTTTAAAAAACTTCTTCATTCTGCAAAATTATCATGTGCTTTTTTTCATGCTTTACGGTTTCCCGTAATGTTTACTTTCTTCTTTTTTTATAGAAATTAGGAGGAATCACCCCTCTGGGCTTTTCTTTTACATACTGCATTTCATTATCAATTTGTTGAGCTGCAGCTGATATAAGATTAATGTTTTCTTTTTCAGTTCCGGATCTTACACCAAACTGCTCAATAGCTTGTCTCATTTCCTCATAATTCAAATTACAGGCTTGACAAAACTTTTCGAGATCTCCGGAACCGATGACAATTATATTATCAGGTATTCTATTTTCCATCGTTTTATATTATATTTATTATAAACACATTCAAGGGGGTGTTACTATGTTTAATCTAACGTCATTCTTTGGTATTTGCTCATTCCCTCACGATTTACAGATTAGCCACCCTTAGAGCTTTATTCGGGCATGTCATAGATTTATGCTAGCTTCTTACCTTTATTTTTGAATGTGGAGATTTATAATTGCAGCTTCAGTAGCTTATTTTGGATATATTATTAAGCTGTTTTTCAAGTATTCCGCTGTGAATACTATATCATCTTTTTGATCACTATAATATATTGATGGGTATTTTCTAGGGCGATTAATACAATTCTTTACAGCTCTTTTAAATGATTCAATAGTGCTTTCATTAAAATATAAAGTTGTAACGTGACCACCATTCATAATTTGAACTGTGCGTTCCTCTTTTGCTTTTCCTTCCATTTCCTATGATTTAATTGTTAATTCTTCGCCACCTAAAGCAAAATATAAATTTTGTAATTGATGGATATATTTAATATGCTTTAGCCTTACTGAATCTAGATAAAGTACTTCTCCACCAGCGAAATCAAACTTATACCCATTGGTTATTTTAAAACAATTAGATGAAAATTTTGACTTATTGAATCCTAACTTCAACAACCACTCTTCAGTTAATGGTATTGGTGTAAACCATTTTATACTTTCATATAAAGTTTCATTGTTGAATAAAATATGTATATAATCTTTACTTATGGCAATAACTTCTGTAATACCATGTAGCTCTGAATGCTTTATATAATTTCCAATTCTTATTTCTTTCCCGTTTCCACTTCCATAATATGCTATAATATCCCCTTCGAAAATCTTGTTTCCGTTTTTGTCGGTTAGTCCTGTGAACTGCCCTACTGTTTCGGGGATTACATTCATATCAACATCATCCCATTGATTAGGATATTCCCATTCTGGTTGAACAAGGACTTGTTCATTTACACGGCATAAATCACCGTATAGCCACTCACCGTTGTCTACTCTTTTCCCTCTAAATATTATTTCTCTCATTTCGTTTTTTATTTATAATTAATTAGTATAATATATTTAACATATCTATATTTTATATAAAATAAAAGGCTTTTTACATGTCAATATAAATTCATATACAAAGATATATAAAAAACTTAAATGATATACAGTATATCACTTTTTTAACTTTGTTTCAATCATTTATCGAAACAAAAATGAATAGACAAGAATTACTAAAAATCACGAGAAAGCACTTTAACAAGTTTGGTCTTTCCGCGAAATCATTGGGCGAAATCACAACTCTGATTGAGGGTTCATTAGACGAAAACTCAACGGATGAAGATGCAATCGAACAATGTAAGCGATTTGAGCCACTTGCAAGCTCCTACCAAGCAGATATTGACACTCGTGTTACCTCTGCTGTGGAGAAGGCTAAAAAAGGATCAGAAGGTGCAGGATCAGGAGAAGGGGCTAATGATGAACCTAATCCGGGTAATCAACCTCCGGCGAACTCAAACGAAGCTGTTCTGGCTGCCATTGCTGCACTTAGCACTAAGGTAACGAATATGGAAAAAGGGCAATCTGTGCAAACAAACAATGAAAAAGTTGTTGCAGCACTGAAAGAACTTAAAATGTCTGACAAACAAATTGAATCTACAATGCTTGGAAGAAGCTTTGAAACGGCAGAATCTGCTACAGAGTTTATTGAAAAGCAAACTGATCTATATGCTGAAATAGCTAAAGAGCAGGTTAGTGAAAGAGCAGGTTCAGGCATCGCTCCTATGGGATCTGGAGGAAATGTAACAAAAACTCAGAAGGAAGCTGATATAAAAGCTTTCAATGACAAATTCTAAGGTTTCGGTAGCTAATAATCATTTAACAAAAACAAAATGGGATACTTAGAATCTACTTCAGAAACTGGAACAAGAGACATTCCAGTATTCCAGAAGGTCCTTGAAACTGCCAGAGGTGGTTTTACATTGGACATGACTGGATTGACAGAGGGGAATGTTATTCCTGCGGGAACCCCTATCACGTTTGACGAAGCTACCAGAAAAGCAAAAATTGCTGCTCTTACAGGTACTGCACCTAATCAAACGTCCGATGCAAAAGGTTTGCTTTATACATCTGTGAAAATTAGAAAGAACGCTCCTATCGATGTTGTATTGAGAGGAACTGTTTATAACAGGAGAGTTACACCAGCGATTAATGATGCTCATAAAAAAGCATTACCGCTGATCATTTTCTCTGAATCATTCTAACCCTTTAAAGACTAATAACCATGGAAACGACAATGTTCGGAAACGTAGTGGACCAAGAGACACTACAAATTATGATCGATACAAGGGCAGAAAAATTCAATGCTCCTTGGTATAAACAGTACTTTACTTTTGCTGTTCCTCAGCTTTCACTTACGTATAGCTCTGTACTTGGTACATCAACCATTACTCCAGCTGCACCTTTTGCAACCAGAGATGGTGAGACTCAACTGGCAGCTCGTGAGAGACTTGAAAAAATGACTGGTGAAATTCCACCAATCAAATACATGCGAGATCTTAATGAAGAACAGGTAAGAAATTATAAAGTTCTTCAAGCTCTACAGGGGGTAACTGATCAGGATAAAAAAATGCAGGCCTTAAAACTTATCTGGGATGATGTAAAATACGTTTCAGAATCAGTTGATAACAGGCTTAACCTTACAGCTGCTCAGGCTATTTCTACTGGTAAAATCAATATCACAGCTGACAATAACCCATTAGGTATTGTCGTAGGAGAAATTGACTTGAAAATGCCAGCTGAAAATAAGGTAAATGCATCTAACGATTGGAGCGATGCAGCTGCTTCTAAACCTATCACCGATATCATTGGTGTCGTAAACAAAGCATCTGATAAAGGTTTGCTTTTCGCTAAAATTCTAATTGAGAGATCTGCAATGTTCAATTTCCTTCAATCCAAAGAGGTAAAAGAAACTGTAGGTACATTCTTCGGATTATCAGCAGCTGCAAGAAGCTCCCAAACTGCACCATTAACGATTGATAGAATCAACGAATATATGACAGCTGCAAAGCTTCCTGTATTTGAAGTAACTGATATCCGTGTAGCAGTACAGAAAGACGGTAAAGATTCCATTATTAAGCCATTTGAAGAATCAAACTTAGCATTTATCCCAGAGGGTAACCTTGGGGAGATTAAGAATGCTTTGGCAATGGAAGAAATGGAGCCTGTTGAAAAAGTTATTTACGCTAAAAACAACAGAACACTGATTTCTAAATGGAAGCAGAACGAACCTTTCAAAGAGTGGACAAAAGCAGAGCTTAACGCATTCCCGGTAGTTGGTGCAATCAAGTACATCTACCTGTTAAGTACTACAAAGTCATTTTCATAATAAAATATTTTAGGGATGTCAATAACCAACCAGAGCTATTTCAATAGCAAGTTAAATCTTCTGGGAATCACTATGAGTGATCAAGATTTAGAGGTGTTTTTCCTTTCAAAGGATATTAACCCTGCTGATTCTTTAACGGACCCAAAGCAGATGGACGCTGTATTTACCGAAATAGTTCTGGGGTTATTGGTTAAACCTGATATTTCAGAAGATGATTACTCAATAAAGTACAACAAGGATTCATTAGAAGCCTGGTATTCTTATGAGTGTACCAGATTAGGAATTGAAAACTTGCTTAAAAAGGGAGAATCAGAAGTAAAAGACATGAGCTTCTTATCATGAAGTTTGAGCAATATCCATACGATCTATTTGTAATAAAAATTGTAGGTGGAGGCCGTGATGATGACGGTTTTCCAATACCTACTACAGAAGAGCCTGTCTTTCATTCTAAATGTAGAACAATTGCTGCCGGTTCCGGAAACATTGTGGCCACTGAAAGCGGAGAAGTAACAAACTATTCAACAACAATAGTAATGCCCTTAGGTACGCCGATAATAGAGGCAAACTCCAAAATTATGGTCAGTGATGGGACGAAAGGCAATGTAATCAGATTTAAAGAAAGACAGCTTCACTGTAGATTATGGGTGTAAAAGCAAATTTTGATTGGAACGCAATAAATGGTCAGATAAACCAGCTATTGGAGGATTTCGATAATGATACAATCTATTATCTGAATCGTGCAGGAATGGAAATAGTGAACTATGCTAAAGAGCATCGTACATATGAAGACCAAACTGGAAACTTAAGAAACTCAACTGGTTATGTAGTACTTAAACGAGGAATCATAGTAGGAGAGAAATTTGAAACTGGTGAACGTGGTGAAAAATTCGATACAGAAAGCCCTAAGGGTGAAGAAGTAGGTTTGAATTTCGCCAAATCATTAGCCAGAGAATTTGCAAGTACAGAATATGCATTAGTAATAGTAGCTGGTATGGACTACGCTAGTTATGTCGAAGATGTTAATCATAGAGATGTACTTAATCATTCCAAAAATTTCGCACCAAGTGTCTTGGAAAAGATGAAAAAGCTTTTAGAACAAAGAATTAACGGAAGAATTAAAAATAGATGATAACATCATTTGAATTAAAAAGTATAGTATACAATATCGTTAAAAACAGTGGTGTAAAAGCCCTAATCAACGGAGAAATATACAACACTAACAGACCACTTAATTCTCCTAAAAATGATATCGTCATTGGCTCTCTTGCTTCTGGTAATGACACAATGAATTCATCAGTAGTATTGGTTAACATCTATGCTAAAGACATTCAGACAGGTCAAACCTATGAAGCTGATTATAGAACATTGAACAATGCTACAAAGCACCTTCTCCCCTTTTTTGATGATGTATACATAAAAGAGAAAAAAACTAATCTGGACATCGAGTATCAACGAGACTACAAAGTTGAAGGTGTTCAGGAATATGTATCCGTAATCCGGATAAAAACCATAACAAAACTATAACCAACTAAATAAAAAACCATGTGGACTTTAGGACTAGAAAAAATATTGTCAGGAGACCCGGCTGCAGATGGCGGTATGGGTACAACTCTTACAGAACACGATGAGACCCTAAAAGGTACAGCTGTTTTAGAAAGTACGGATCCGACAATTACGTGGATTTCTACGGAAGAAAAAGGAAAAAGAAAGGCTATTAACCAGAATGATTCCGAGACTACTCTAACATTCGAGGTTGCAAACCCTTCACTTGAAACTCAGGCTTATTACTGTGGTGGTGCTGTTGTAACCGGTACAGACAATAAGAAATCTTACTCTCCACCAAAAGGAGGTGCAACAATCTATAAATCTTTCAGAGTTGTTACAAAGGAAGGTGTAGATGTGTTAATTCCAAAAGGAGGTATTAATGCTAAGCCGTTGAGCGGTACCATCGGTACTGAAAACGTACTTACGCTTAAAGTTGTTGTAACAGCTGAAATACCTGAAAAGGTAGGAGAAAAGTACATCGACTACGTAGAAAAATAATAACAGAAAGCCATCCTACTGGAGGGTGGCTTTTTTCTTACAACTATTATGCAAGAAGATAATCAAGATTTTGACAAATTATTGGCTGAGGAAATTGAAGCCCGCTTGCTGATAAGAGAAGGAGCCTACTTTGAAACTCCCAGATCTTCATTTTTTGGAATAAAACGTAAACCTAGAAAATGGCATATAAAGCCATTAGTATACGGAACTATCATTGAAGCGAATATTTACGCTGTTAAAATCAAAATGAACCTTTCTGAAGATAAATTTTCATCAATCCTTTCAGAAATGGATAGAAATATAGATCCGCAAGTAAACTTCATCGCTACCTGTTATCTACATAGTAAATGGAAAATAAAACTATTTCGAAAGCTACTAGCAAAATACCTAATGTGGAAAATCAATCCAGAAATAGCACAAAGGATATGCATAGGAATTTTACAAATGTATGATCTGAAAAATTTTACAGACTCTATCAGATTGATCGGGACAGTAACAAGTCCTCAGGAGCCCACTCTGATAGATACGAATCTACCGGGCTCAAATCTACCTACGGAATCGTAGGATCAATACTCAAAACATTACCAGGTATCACATATCAGGATATCATGTGGAAGATCAGTTGGCCTGTTTTACTTCGAATAATGGCTGATCTACCAAACTACATAGAGAAAGACGATCCAGAAGAAAACACTGGGAATAACGGCGAAAAAAAACCAAAAGAAAACGAAAACCTAACACCTGAAAACTCTGACAAGTTTAAGCAGTTCATTCACGGCTTACAGGCGTCTCAAAAAAAATAACCATGAGTGCATTAAATTTTGAAGCTCTATTAACGACACGCAATTTCGAAGCCGGAATGCAAAGAATCCGTAATGATATCCGTGGTACGTCCAATTTAGCTGTTCAGGAAGCTGCTAGAATGGATTCTGCATTTAAGAATTTATCTATAGGAATGGCTAGCTATTTTTCAGCTCAGTCATTAAAAGGCTTCGTTATGGAGCTTATTAATATTCGTGGAGAATTTCAAAAGACAGAAATCGCATTTTCTACAATGCTCGGTAATGGAGGGCAGGCAAAACAACTAATGGGGCAAATGGTAAACCTTGCCGCTAAAACGCCTTTCTCTCTTCAAGATGTTTCTAATGGAGCAAAACAATTATTAGCATTTCAGGTTCCAGCAAACGAGGTAGTAGATACACTTACCCGTATGGGTAATATTGCAGCCGGACTTTCTGTGCCAATTCAAAGGATAAATCTTGTTTACGGACAGGTAAAGGCTAAAGGTAAATTGATGGGAGACGATCTTAGACAGTTTACAGAAGCTGGTATTCCAATGATCCATGAATTAGCAAAAGCCATGGGTAAGGCAGACTCTGAGATTGCCAAAATGGTTTCAGATGGTAAGATTGGATTTGAAGACGTTAAAAAAGTACTGTTTAACCTTACCAATGAGGGGGGAATGTTTTTCAACCTTATGGAAGAGCAGTCAGCAACCTTATCTGGTAAAATATCAAATTTAGGTGATGCTTGGGATCAAATGCTTAATAAGATTGGCCAAAGCCAGGAGGGAGCTTTAGGACAAGGTATTGATGCTCTTGCTTATTTGGTAGATCATTATAAAGAAGTTTTAAATATAATTGAAGCTTTAGTAGTTGTATATGGAGCTTACAGAGCTGCATTAATAACTATATCAGCAGTAGAGGCTTTCCGGAGTAGAACAATTACAAGGGACATTGCCGCTATGAGCTTTTCAGAAAAAATGGCATTAGGAAGAGCTTTAGTTATTGAAAGACAGGCTCAGGCTAATTTAATGGAAGCTCAAACCGAACTTGCTGCAGCAAATGCCAAGTTAGCAAATGCTCAGGCTGACAAAACAGCCATGGGGGCAATTATGGCCTCTAATGCAGCTAAGGAGGTTAAAATAGCTACCACGAGGGTTGAAACAGCTCAGGAAGCATTGAGTATAGCCACTAAGAATGCGAGTACTTTATCTGAAGTTAGACTTACTGCTGCTCAACAATTAAGGGAAGCATCATTAAGGGCTTTAGCCGCAGCCGAAGCATTCTTAAACGCTACAATGTTGAGTAATCCTTATGTATTGGTTACAGTTGCAGTTGTGGGGCTTATTTATGCCTATTTCAAATTACGTGATACTACAACGGCTTTAGAAAAAGCGGAAAAGTCTCTTGCCGAAAATAGACAGAAAAACACTAAAATACTAGATGAATTAACCTCTAAGACACAGGAGTATTTAAATGTTTTAAGAAGTGATTATGCTACTGCTTTACAAAAAAGGCTGAATTATGAAAAATTATTAGCTCTATATCCTGACTTGTTAAAGAGTATTTCTATGGAAACTCTTGCAACTATGGATTTGGTAGAAGCTAATAAGTTACTTGCAAAGGAAAAAGATAAAAAAGATAAAGATCTTCTTATTGGTGATATTGAGAAGACTAAAGAACAAATAAAGAATCTAAAAACAATTCTAAGTACAAATGGTATCACCGGACCATCTGCAGAATCTTTAGGTTTAGAATCTCATAATTGGTCTGGGATGACTGGTTATAGAAAAGATCTTGAAGCAGCAGAAATAGCACTAAAAAAACAACAATTCTTACTTGATAGGAGAAATGAATCTGAAAAGATTGCCAACATGACCGTTGAGCAAAGAAAAACCTATTATGAAAACGAATTAAAAAGTCTGGAATCACAATTATTCCAGCATAAACAAAAGAATAAGCATTTAAAAGATGCGGATATCCTGACTATCAAGCTTGGTAATTCTCTTTCCAATCTTTCCGTATCATCACTTATTCTTGAAATAAAAAAAGCACAGGCAGAGTTAAGCTCTCTTCAAAGTGCTGCAAAACCTGTTGATAAAAATAAAGCCTTCTGGGAAGCTCAGAGGAAAGAAGCATCTGACGCCAACGACAATATGAGCGGAAAACAGATTGGAGGTGCAGAATGGAATAATAATATAAAAAAGATCCGGGAAGCTGATCTGCAGCTAAAGAAGTATGATTACTCATTAAAGAAAACAAAGAAAGAAGGACGGCAGATTGCCGAGATTCTTCCGGTAGGATCTATTGCAGAATTACAGCGTAGAGCGAAATTAATTGAAGATGCTGGAAAGGTTGCAGTTAACGGGATGGTTAAACTTCGTACAGTAGATAAATATGGATCAGAAAGAGACAAAAAAGGTAAGCCTTATTATACTGGTGAAGTTATTTCTGTAGAAGAAGCTAAGAAGCGTGTAGAGGACATAAACCGAAAGGTTAGACAGCTACAAGCAGAATCACAGGCTAAAACCTTTAGCGAAGAAATGGACGAAACTAAACGCCAAATTGGGGTTCGGGATAAGCTTCTTCAACAAGGGTATTCCAAAGACTCTGTGGATAAAATGTTTCCTAAAATAAAAGATAAATCATTTCTGCAATATTTAGAGGAAACAGATATTGCCGTTAAAAAATTAATATCATCTGGTAAAGGTGATAAAGAAACTGCCGAAAACTTAGCTCTCATATCTAAAACGATATCAGAATACAAAGGTCTAGAAACATATATTGAAGGAGTTAGTTACCAGATAGATGTATTAAAAACAAAATTCTCTGGCAATGAATTGATTTCACAGCTTGATAGATTAAAAATATTAGATCCAGGTGATTCCACGGAAGAAGAGCGAGCAGCGAAAGAAAGGGCTATTGTAAAGGCGCAAGAAGATGAAAGGATGCGTATTGAAGCTAATTACAACCAGCTATTAAACGATCATAAAACTTTCGAAGAAAAGAAAGCTAAAATAACTCGAGATCTAAACGATGCTTTAGGCCTTGCTAAAAATGATTCTGAAAAGGAAAAAATTAGAAAGGCATACAATGAGCAGTTTTCAGCTATTACAGTCGAAGCTTTCAGAAATTCTAAAGATTGGGAGACGGCTTTTGGAGAAATGGAATTTGCTTCAAAATCAACATTAGAAAGAATTCTTCAACAGCTTATTAACTTCCGACAAGCGAATAAAGAAAATCTATCTGTTCAGGATTATAAAATAGTTTCTGACAAAATAACAGAAATACAAAACAGACTGAATATTTCTAATCCATTAGCCTCACTTATCCAAGGATATAGAGATTATCGAAAAGCTTCGGAAGATTTAAAAAAGAAACAAGAGGAACTTAATCAAGCTAATTTGGATTTAGCTGAAAGTTATCAACTTTTAAATAAAGCACAGTCTGGTGAAGAATTTAATGTGGCAGATCAAAAAAGAGTAGATGCATTAAAAAGGAGAAAAAAAGCTACAGAAGAGGTTCAACAAGCAGAAATAATTTTATCTGAGAAACAAATAAAATTATTAGACTCTTTAAACTATGTATCAAAATATTTCAATGATGTAAGAAGTGTCATTTCATCAGTAAAAGGAATATTTGATGATTTAGGTATTAGTATGGATAATGCCTTTGGTGATATCTTAGCTAATCTAGAACAAACCATGCAAGGCTTTGAACAATTCCAGCAAGGACTTACAAATGCTTTTAAGGGTTTTGCATCTGGTAATATTATTCAGGGAATCGCAGGAAGTATACAGGCTATTGGAGGTCTTATAAAGTCTATATCCGGATGGTTCAATAATGACAAGAAAAAAGAGCGTCAGATCAAGTCATGGGCAAATGAAGTAGAGAACCTTAAAAATATGTACAAAGAGCTTGAATATGCCGTGAAAAAGGCTCTTGGAGATGATATATACAAAGGTCAATTAGATCAGGTTAAAAACTTACAACAGCAACAACAGCTCCTTATTCAAATGCGTAATAAAGAAGCTGATAAAAAGAAATCTGACCAAGGTAAAATCAATGATTATAACAGCCAAATTGAGGATATAAACCGGGCAATTCAGGATATCCGGGATAATATCATAAAAACGGTTCTGCAAACAGATGCTAAAGATTTAGCTGCTCAACTTGGTGATGCATTTATTGAAGCCTTCAGTAAAGGTGAAGATGCTGCAAAAGCTCTGGACAAAGTAGCTGGTGATGTATTCCGAAATATGGTTAAGAATGCTTTAAAAATGAGAATGGAAAAAGCATTACAGCCTGTTTTAGACCAGATTCTTAAAGCTTCTGGTTTCGATGAGAAAGGTAATGGATCCTTTAAAGGCTTTACTCCAGAACAAATTGAGCAGTATAAAAAACAGATCGCCCAAATAGGTGCTTCTCAGGAAGAATTTTTAAAGGCATACCAGCAATTATTCCAGGATGCTAATACAAATGTTAGCGGAATGGAAGGATCTATAAAAAGTATTACATCTGAAGAAGCCGGAGCTCTTATAGCTCAGATTAATGCTATGCGTATTAATCAAGGTAAGACAATCAATATTCATCAAGAAAACTTAGAACTAATGAGGGGTGTACTTATGCAGTTAATGAAAATTGAAGACAATACCAGGAACCTTCACCAGATGCGAAAGGACCTTTCAGAACTAAACAGTAAAGTAAGTAAAGATAACGGATTAAGACCAGCAGGATTATGAGAGATATTAGGAAATTAGCTAAAAGCTTGGGACTTTGCCAAGATTGGCAAAAAAAGATGAAAGACGCTCCTACCCTACAAGAATATTGTCAAATGTTTTTTGATGGTAGTGACTGGGCTATGGAAAATGATTTCCCTTCCCTTGGTCTTTTAAGAAAGTATAAGGAAGCTTCTATATATGGACTTTATACTGATGCAAAAACAGTTAAAAGAAACCTAATAAAAATAGCCTTTTTTGGCTTATCTGATGCTATCCTTAGTTATGATGGACATATTGTAAGTGAAATATATGTACGTCATAAATCAACTGTTAAAATAACAGCAAAAGACAATGCTATTCTGTTTGTCACTATGGCGGATAATGCAACGGTTGAAATCGATGTACAGGATAAAGCGGTAGTTAATGTATATCGGTATGGAGGACGCATAACCGGAAATGTAACTGTAAATGAAAGGTCATGGAAGAAGTAGTTTACAGTCTGAACGGAATAGAATTCAACACTAAAAACAACCCATACAAAATATTTGTATCAAAATCTGATGGCTTAATGGCAAAGTTGAAGCCAAAAGCTAAAACAACTTATGAATGGCCTAATCAACATGGAAAACAGTCTAATCCACTTCAAAAAGTAAGATATGAATCACGTGAAATTTCATTAGAGTGCTGGGTTGAAGGTAGTGGATGGAAAGAAATGAAAGACAATTATGACGCTTTGATGTCTGAGTTTGATAAGCTAGGAACTCAAAGGTTAATTATAAGCCCATTTGGAACTACTACTCCATTGATTTATGATGTTGCTTTAGTTGAATCTTCCGATCCAAAACAAGCATTCAATAAAGGAGAAATGGTTGGAGTTTTCACTCTTAAAATGACTGAGGAAAGACCTGTTAAAAAGGTTTTATATACAGCATCTACAAACCTACAGTTATCTTTTAATTCACCAAGTCAAGTTATTATCAATATTGACGGAAAGGCACAACAAGCAAAAGGAGATGTGAGTATTAATACTAATTTACCTAAAAGGGTTGTTTCTGGTGGTATAAAGAATTTACTATTAGAATCAAATGTTCAGTTTTCCGTTCCTCCTGGCACATACCGGATAGGTGGATATATGACTTCTAAGCTTTTAGAGGTTGGTAAAACTTATACACTTATGTATAAGTCTGGTAATGGAAGCAGAGGCTCTGTACGGGCTTTTGTTAATGGTTATCAGGCTATTACAGACAATGATATTGACGGAGGTATAAAGACATCTACTTTTACGCAAATAAATATCCCTGTTTCAGCTAATTCTATTGACTTCTATTCTATGCCAGACACTGACAAATGGGGTTCTATTCATTGGGCTGTACTTGTAGAGGGTGAAAGTATGCCTTTTCAATCATGGGTTCCTAATCCCGAAGATCAACACTACATATCAATTGCCGGAAACATAGACGAAATAACCAACTTAAACACAAATGCACAGATATTATGGGAGAAATTGTAATAAATAAAAAAAATACTACAATTGATCTGTTCAATTATAAGCCTTTTAGATCAGTTACAAAGGCTGAACTTTCCCGTACATTGATGTCAGATGATTATGTTGATATTTCGGTAGAATGTGCGAACCCTTTAGATTTAAGTCTAGGTGATCGGGTTATGGTAGAAGGAAGAACTTTTTTCCTTAACATGTTGCCACCAGCTAAAAAATTAGCCGAAGATCAGTTTTCATACGAGCTACGTTTTGAGGGGCCGGCATTCCTATTGAGAAAATTGAAAGTATTCAATTTGGATTCACAAGGAAACAAGACAACTAATGAGTTTCCTTTAACCGGAGAAATAAACGAATTCTTATACATGATTATAAATAATGCTAACAAGAAAGATAATCAGTGGATTCTAGGAAGCTTTCCTTCCAATACGGAAACCAAAACACTTACTTTCAATAATGAGAATTGCCTTGCGGTTCTTCAGAGAATTTGCCAAGAATTCAATGTTGAATTTGATATTGTAGAAGCCGGAGGAAAATTCACACTAAACATTAGAGAGAAAATCGGAAAAACACTACCGTTTACTGTTGAATATGGTATGGGAAACGGATTGTATGACCTATCCCGTGCAAGGGCTAATGATTCAGAAGTTGTAACTGTTCTCTATGCTTACGGAAGTTCTCAGAATATTCCTGTAGATTACCGCGGATATTCTCCACGACTACGTATGCCTGTTGCTGTTGGTGATTACATTTCCAATCAGGCAGCTATTGACCTATTTGGATATGTAGAAGATGTTTTCACACCAGATATAAAGCCTACTTTCAAAGGTAAAGTTTCAGGTATTGGATCACTTGCCAATAGTGTTCAGGAGATATCAGTCTCTAATATGGACTTTGATCTGAAAGAAAAGAAACCAAATGGAGACACAAAATACTGGATAGCCGGAACACCTCCTAAAATAAGCGTTACAAAAGGTGATTTAGCAGGTTATGATTTTGAAGTATTAGATTATATCCACTCTACAAAAACATTCAAATTAAAGCAGTTTGCAGATGATAAGGGGCAAAAGTTCCCGGATAATACAACTGTATTCAAGTTTGCTGCAGGTGATGAATTTACATTGATAGACATTATGATGCCTGATCAGTATATTACTAATGCTGAACAGAAGCTTTATGATGAAACGGTAAAGGAATATCAGAAGGTAAGTCAAAACAATGTAAAATACACTTTGAATGTAGATCCTCTTTTTCTCCAAGATAAAGGAGAAATTGGAATTGGGGACCTACTTCCTATAAAAGATGCTGACTTTGGTATTGACAAGGCGTCCCGGATAATCTCATTGAAGAAAGACCTGTTAACTGATACTTATACATCTTTTGATGTTGCTGACAGTTACGAAATATCTCTGGTAAAGGAGATTGTCAATAATATAAAAGATCTACAGAAAGAAATTGCTTCACAGAAAGTCATTAACCGTCAAAGTTATTTGGATGGTTATAGACGTGTAGAAGACCGCTTTTCAATGTATTTTGATGCAGACGGAAAAATGGACGGAAGCCATATAAAAGCAGATACAATTGATGTAGGAATGCTTTCTTCTGGTTCAAAATCTCGTTGGTTTCAACTGGAAGAAGTAGTATTTACTCCAAATTTAGGGAGTGATCCAAATTCATTTAGGGCTACAGCTGGCCGACTTGTGCATTTTGGTATTAAAACAAGTTCCGGTACAGAGCGAGTATGGAGTCTTTCAGCATTAACAGTAAACAATCTACTAAATCAGGGTTATTATGTTTACGCAAAGTGTGATATAAATGGAGATTATGGAACATTTATAATTACTCCGGATAGAATTGTTTTTGATTCACAACCGAATTATTACCACTTCCTTATTGGAAACTTATATACAGCTTCCAGTGGTGGGCGTGCATTTGATGCTAATTACGGAGTATCACAGATGAATGGACGAATGATTTTTGCTGGTGTTATCAGTGATATTCAGGGAAGGCCTATGATTGACTTAGATAAGCGTGAGATTATCGGGAAAGTTACGTTTACCAATGATAGCCCGGCACTTAATCAGGTGCAGGAAAAAATTGATGCTGTACAGGTAGGCTCAGTGAATTTATTAGATAATTCAGCTGTGTTTGCAATGTCTGCAAATGATGTAGGGCTTGGTACTTCAGTGTTGATAGAAAATGAAACTGAAAAATTTTATCGTGCAACGCCTGATAATGGTAAAAGAGTTTCATTATATGGATTATGGTATACTCTAGAAATGAATCAGGAATATGTAAGAGGTATATATGTCCGTCATTCAGCACCTACGGAACAAAAAATTATTATTTATAGTAATGAAACAAAGGAATCTGGAAGTAGTGAAAATATTGTAGAGCCTAATGTGTGGAAATTCATTAAGACCAATACAATTAAAGGTAGTGGAAATTTTTCAGCATTGATAATGGTTTCATCATTACCAAGTTATAGTCTTGATTATAAAAAAACAATACTGGTTAAAGGTAATAGACTTGGTGATGACTGGATGCCTTCAGCAAATGATGTACAAAATGAAATAACAGTTGCAAAGCAGAATGCTACCAATGCACAGAACACAGCGAATACAGCTGCGCAAAATGCTATTGATGCAAATAAGAAATTAGCAGACATTGCCAATGATAACATTGTTACTCCACAAGAAAAGCCTGATACATTAAAGGAATGGAAGCAGATAGAAGCTGAACGTCCTAAGCTTATTGCTCAGGCAGGTACATACAGTATCAATACTGATAATTACAATAATTATTATGTTGCTTTAGCTAACTATTTGACTAATTCTGGTGTTTTCTTAGATATGGACGTTAGTACAAATGTAGATGGCCGAGAATTCAAAAACAATTTTCAAAATTACTATGATGTACGTCAGGACTTGTTAAAAGCCGTATCTGATGCTGCAAAAGCTTATGCAACAGGTCTTGTTGATAATATAAAAATTGGTGGGCGAAATACCTACAAAAAAAGCACTCCTATTGATACCCTGAATGTAGATTTTCAACGAGAGCACATTGATGCACCAAATGGATTCTACGCTGTTGGCAGGAATAACCCAGATGGAAACAATATAAGATTATGGGGCGTTATTGATGGAAATGGTGATTGGACTGTTTCATGGGAGATGAGAGGTACTCAATCGGTTGTCGTGGGTCTAGCGGTTGATATATGTGACAACGGTATACAATATTTTAGCTCAACACCTGATAACTCGTGGAAGAAATACTCTTTAACTGTTAATGTGAATAATCATAGTGCTGATGTTTACAACTTTGTGGATTTCTCTCAGCTTCAGTGGGCTTATTATTTGGTTAGAAACATTAAGATTGAAAAAGGAAATAAAGCAACTGACTGGACACCTGCGCCGGAAGATGTACAGGAACAACTTACCAATGCACAGAACTCTGCTAATGTTGCAAATCAAAAACTTGCGGATATAGCTAATGACAATGTATTGACGGCTTCTGAAAAGCCTGATGTTATGAAGGAATGGCAGGTTATAGATGCAGAATTCCCGCATATACGATCACAAGCATTAACTTTCAGTGTTAATTATGATAATTTTTCTTATTTATATCAGCAGTTGTCTAACTATTTGATAAGCATTGAATATGCTAATCTCACCAAAGATAACCCAATTAACGGGGCTGAATTTAGACAGAAATTTGTTTCCTACTATACAGAGCGTACAGACCTTTTAAAGAGAATCTCTGATGCTTCAAAAAATTATACAAACTCTACAACGGAAGCTGCCAAAACAGAAATGGCTAAAGATGCATTAAACAAAGCATTATCTGCTTCTTATGTCTCAGGTAATTGTTTATTTAGAGATGTTGACTTTAGAAATGGATTAAATAGTTTAGGGTTGTATAATAACTCAGGAGCGAATTCAAATCCATATTTGATAAACTTCGCTAATATTTACAATGCTCCCACAAAGTCTTCACAAGTAGCTGTATGGGGTTTTAACGCTAATAATCAGCCAACATCACCGGGATATGGAGGTTTTTATTTCAATAATCAATCAAGAGCTAATGCTGTATTTGTTATGCGTTTAATCATGAAGGTACCTGAAGGTGTAGTTGTTGAATGGGCTGCTAATCCATACGGTGATGGGGGGCATTTTATTTGGACAACTCCAACAAAAGGTACGGGGAAGTTTGAGGAATACATATGCATTGTAAGATGTGGTGCTACTGGGATTTTTTCAGGGATAAATTATGTTTGGTTCAATGATTCGGGGTATGGGAATAGGGCCTTTGAGGTGATTGTTGCCTACGCTTCTGTTTTTGACATGACCGATGTTGATAGATACCTTGAAGATAAAATAAAACAAAACGAGCAACAGACAGCACTTGCAAAAGCACAGGCGGACAATGCACAGAATACAGCAAACAGAGTAAGTCAGTTAACTTCATTTATGAATACCACTGTTGACGGAAATGTCGTGGCTACCGGCTCTCTATTGGTAGGTGATGTTGTAGGCAATAATGCGGGGTTAACAGGGGTTACTGATAGAGGGCGACAATCAGTTCGTATGTATGCTGGTGCTCCTTATGCCAATAAAAATACAGCTCCATTTACTTTACAAGATGATGGACTTATTAAAATGCATCACCCTAATGGTAATAAAGGATTTGAATTGGGCATTGTAGACGGAAAACTTGTATTTAATGTATACGACGATGTTGGCAATAAAATTATGGAAATGGGAAGTGCAGGAATTGTATTCGCAAACTACATTCCAGATTCGTGGTCTACCTTTTATTTAGGTAAGTTCAATTCGTCATCTTATAACCCGTATAATCTCAATGAAGTAAGTTCTTTTGCCAATGGAAATACTAAACAGGAAATGATCAATAGTCCGGGTAATATAGATGATCCAGAGCACTGGATAGTCACAATTCCAAAGTCAGATTCTGAATGGGTAAATTATTCACAGTATAGTGCCGGGACATCCTATGATTCAAATACCTATAAAAAGTACGAAGGAATTTACTACAAAGGAACTTTGCAGAAACCACAGAAACCAAACGATTATACAGAGAAACTGGCTGACGGGTGGTATTATTATACAGTTTCCACACATGTATGGAAGCAAAGGGGTAATCCCAATATGAATGGAAGGTACGAATATGCCTTCACCCTATTCAGATTGTCTCAGGGGCAACTTGTCGAGACATTGAATTATGAACTATCCGGAATCGTATAAATAAATAACAAACAAAACTAAATACAATGGGAACAACCACAAGCACAGAAAACACAGTTAGAACAATTATTTCAGACAATCGTCAAATCCAATCAAAAGCTATTATCTCCGGTAACACGGTTACGTTCAATTACAGTTATAACGTAAGTCCGCAGAAGGCACCGTTTGTAATTGGGTTCACAGTGCAAAGAGGAAAAGCAGGAGATCAAGAATTTAACGGCAACAATGCAATTACAGGTAGCTATTATCCGGAGAACGACACTTTTGACAGCAAGACGGTCGGAACAAAGCCGGGAGACGAGGCTCTTAAAGAAAGCATTCTAGCTGAATGCAAGGCCATCGTTGCGGAGCTTACCACTCCTGCAGCTTAAGAAACCAATTCACATTTAAAAACTAAAACAATAACCATGACACAAAACGAGCTTCTTTATGATACTAGCAGAATAACTGCTATTCTGCTAACAATCATAGTAGGCGTATTGGGTCGTATTGGGTACTTAGTTTCCCAAGAAAAAAAAATTAAAACAGGAATGGTACTATCTGCATTAGCTATGGCAGTATTTGCCGTATTTGTAGGTGAAACATTCCTGTTTAATTCTGGGTATAAAGATTACCGGCTTCCGGCCCTTACTCTTATCTCCTTTTTTTCTCACGACTTAATCGTATACCTGGATAAAAATAAAAAGAAATACTTAGACCGATTCTTTAACAATAAAAACAATAACAATGAAAACAACACTCAGTAATTTTTATGCAAAGCTGCTTATTGTAATAGTGGCGTTAGCAGGTGTATATTTCGCAGAGCATATTCAGAAACTATATATTTCCGCTTTCTTCATCTCTGCTGCATTCATCGGCTCATTTTTCATGCACCGAAAAACATTTCCTTTTATCCTTATCGGGTTAGCTTGCTATTGGGTCGCTATTATGAAGGACCTTTGGGCGGACTATAATTATTATGATCTCCTTTCGAGGTATTTGTGGACTTCCGGAAATGTACTTATGTGCATTGGGGTTTTGTATTTATTCTATGAACAATTTAAATCTAAAACCAATGAGAGCAATACTAATAGTAATAATTAGCCTTTTCCTTTTTAGTTGTGGAAGCCGTCAACGGGAAGTTAACATTTCCAAAGAGCAATCAAACTCAAAAATAGAAACTTCCGGATCCGAGAAAACAACTAGCCAGGAGAATACTAAATCTGAAAAACAAAACACTTCCGCGGGGGAATCCTCCGGAAGTGTTGAAAAATCAACATCAGAGAAAGGAAATGTTATTACAGATCACACTGCTGAGAAAAATACTTCCGAAAAGCAAAACGAATCTTATACTAAAACATCAAAGGTTAAGGAGTATTATGAGAATGGTAATCCCAAATCTGAATCTGAAACCAATGAAAGCATGAGTAAAGAAATATACCGGCTTAATTCAGAGATAGATTATTTGAAGTCCACAACTCAAAATTCAAAGGAAGAAATAATAAAACTCACAGCAGAAAATAAGCAACTTTCATTTTCTAATGAAAGCCTGGTTACACAGGTTAAGTCTCAAAAAGAAATTAATCAGAAACTCACAGCAGAAAATAACAGCTTTAAAAAGAGTAAAGACTTTAAAGTTAAATCAAGCCGGTCTATGTGGTGGTTGTATATTTTACTCTATTTCGTTGGTATGGCTACAATTCCACTAATAAAACTATTTATAAATAACCGTTTAAAATTGAGATCATGAATGTTTTCACAGAATTAGAAGACCATCCAGGTTATTATACTTTTAAATGTCCAGCCTGTAGACATGCTCATTATGTTAATACTAATCCTGAGTTTGGAATAGTATGGCAATTCAATGGAGATTTAGCAAAGCCAACAGTCTCTCCTTCCATATTTGTGAATGCTTCTGGAACAAACCCGACAGTTCCAAAATGTCATTCTTTTATAAAAGAAGGTAAAATACAATTCTTAAATGATTGCACACATGAATTAGCTGGACAAACAGTAGAATTAATATAA